CCATTAAGATACCTCCTCAATAATACCTGTGTACTGCTCTATGGCAGTACCGCCAAAACTCATCATACCTTTTATGCTGCCGCTGCTGTCACCTCCTTCCGAATTGGTCTTAAAAACCAGTGTCTCTGAGTTTGTCGCATAAACCTCGCAGACACCATTGCCGCCGATGTAGATCACAGGCGATGCCACATCAAAGCAGATCCCGCCCGAAGTCAGCTTTGCAGTGCCGTTTGCGCCGTCTGCGATGTCAGATTTTCTGCCGCAGATGATCTCACCCGAAAGATGTTTTACCTGTATGTACATACAGGAGACCTCAAAGCGGACTTTTGTTGTTTCACCTGTGACAGTAACTGTGCAGCTTTTGTCGCTGCCCGAAATTATTTTTTCTTCCATCAGATTTGTACCTCCTCTATGCCCGTGCATTTAAACCAAGCGTCAAGCACATCACGCAGATTTTCGGGTTTAAGCCATTGGCTGCCAGTCCCGGTGATATACGTGCTTGTATTGCTGGAAGTTGATACCCTTACACTTCCGCCGGAATAAGTGGTTTTGCTTTTCCTAAAAATGTCTTGAGTGTGTGAATTAATATTACCACTCGTCGTTTTTCCTGATGCTGATCTCTCAGTCGGTCAAGCGTGGTAGCAAGTGCTCCGCTGTAACTCATGTTATTTTCGAGTATGCCGACCTTGCCGTTTGCATTGTCTCTTGTTACATTATCCGTAGAAAGATCCCAGAATGCACCTGCCGCAAGGCTAAGATTTTCCGTGCTTTCCGAAGAAACATCTATCGTGTAGCGGATAGGATTCATGCCTTGCCTTTCTGCGTCCATGTCTGCGGCAGCAAGCTTACTGTACCAACGTTCATAATCGGCGATGACCTCAACATCACTTTCGCCGTGCATATCTCCCGTCAGACCATCATTGATAATGACAGACGCAGGTATATATCCGAGTCCTGTATCTCTTTCGGGAGTGATCTCACGGATAAGACTTCCGCAGCCATCATATACGGCTTCAGACACAAGGCACATTCCTTCACTCATTCGGTACTTTTTCTTGAATATCCTCTCTCTGATGACCTGAGATCCGTATAATCCGCTGAGTTCTTCCGAAATAAGGCTCCTCGGTATAAACGGTTCGAGAATTCTGCTTATGAACATTTTCAGCCTCCTGACTAAAATTTCATTCCTCTCCTGCTGTTCCGTCCCGCCGTCTTAATATCCGAAACAATGTAATTATCCAGCGCATACCAGATAGCCGAGAAGGTATGCGGGTCAATGTTGAACTGATCGAATATCAGATGCCCGTCCTTATCCGAAGCATAGGAAAGCGTCGAAAGCTCACGGATACAGTTTCGGCAGAGCGGGGAACAGATGATCTTCTTAAACCTCTTGCACTTTCGGGTGCTTTCGAGGCGGCTGCCCGGAAACTTGTGACAGCCTCTGATATTAAATCCCTGCTGCCGATAATACTTGATAGCCTTGGGATCCTCACAGTCCGCAACGATCGGCTCACGGTCATAACCAAGCTGCTTAAGCTCCGCCGCCGTCAGATCGTCCGTCATCTGATTTTTGTAATACTCATCAAATATGTACAGCACCTTTTCTTTGTCGTCCACCGCCATTCTTACAACGGCGTTATAAGACGTTTCAAAACCAAAGTCAAAGCCTGTAAATTTAAACCTCTGCGGTATGCCCCTGACAGCACGCATAACAAGCTCATGGCTCTCTGCGATCTCAAACTGCGGCAGCACCCTCGTACCCGTAATGCCAAATCGTCCCTGACGTGCAATGCGGTACAGATCGGGATCATAATTTTTAAGCTCCTCCAACTGCTCAGTGTAGCTGTCGGGCAAAAAATAATTATCATCACAGGTCGAGTGATGATAATAGACCCCGTTTTTGATAATAGTATGCTTTTTGTAAAGCTCCTCGTCATCGAGCACAACGACCTCACGCCCCTCATCATCAAGATGCTTAAAAAAGTGCGTGTAAACCCAATTGTTTTTATCAACGGGATTTGTCGATAACATAATGTGCAGCGACAAAGTAGGGTGTCTCAGACGTCCCAAAAGCTCCTTGTAACCCGCATATTTGACCTCCGAAGCCTCTTCGATCCATATTATGGAGATGCCGTTTATGGATTTGAGCTTCGCAGGCTTATCCATGCCCTTGAAAATGATCTTTGATCCGTTCGGGAAGATCAGCTGCATGGGACTTGTCTTTGCAATGACTTTTTTGCTCCTTTTTTTCGATGCATTTTCTTCGAGCATATTAAGCCCTTCGAGGATCTCGCATAACAGGTCAAAACAGCTGTCCCTGATCGTGTCATAGACCTCACGGATAATGAGCATTTTCCGCTTTTCGGAAAACAGCTTCAATATTGACTTCAGTGCAATGTTGTAGGACTTCGATGAACCATATCCGCCGACAAGCAGATAAGTCTTGCAGCTCCAGTCAAACAAAAAGCTTTCAAACGCAGGATTGACTTCCTTTTTCATCAGCGATCACCCTTTCCCGCACGCACGATCGTTATTGTGCTGTCAAAATCAGCCTCATCGGATTCCGCACCCCATCTTTCGGGATCCCGCTTTTCGAGATACCTGAGTGCTGCATTCGCATTTCCCTTAAGCGCAGCTTCCAGCAAAGCACGTTCCGCTTCCGCATTGATGAGATCGGGATTGCTTTCGATAAAATTCGCAAGCTCTGAGCGCTTCGCCGCAAAGTCCGCAAGCAGCCTTTCACGCTCAGCTTTGTCGGACGCCGCAAAAAATCTTTTTGTAAGCTCCTCAAAGCTTTCCGCAGTATCGCCACGGCTGCCGCCCTTAACAGCTCCCGCAAGAGCTTTCAGACTTTCTTTTCTGACCTTGTTCATTCGGTTTCACACTCCTTCCGAAATTCGCAAAATAAACGCCTTCTGAGCCGCCTTGCGACCGCAGAGGGTAATTTTCCAAACAAACATGATAAAAGCCGCTATAAGGCATTATAACGGGGATTAAAACGGGATAGCTTTCACTTCCGGTTTTCCGCATTGCAAAAGGGTATGCTTCGCCATTCGGATAGGAAGTGTTTTTCCGTCCGTTGACTGCGGATATGACCTCCGGACCTGCTCATCGGGAGCGAATCGACCGACCTGCTCATTCGGATTTTTTCAGAGTGACAGCTGTTCCTCGACCGAAAGCCGCACCGTGTGCTTCTTCCCGCCGATCGGTATATCCAGTACGACCTTTTTCTGCCGCCTGTTATAACGCCGTATAAGTTTTTCGTTGCCTTTAAGTATGCCGCTCAGAGCCGTGATCTCGCCCGTATCGGATACCGTTATAAGCGACGGTTCCAGCTTTAAACCGCCGTTGCAAAGCCATTCTATACGGCTCTGCTCCGATACTGATAACGATGTCGGGGGAGAGCCGAGAAACCTTATTACGCCGTCAGTCCTTTTGACATGATAATAAACATCGGGGACGATCTCAGCCGACAAAAATACATAGCCGGGAAAAAGTATGCGGTTTTCTTTCGTCCACATACCCTCTCTGCGGATAAGAGCCGTTTCGATAGGCACATAAGCCGACATTTCAAAACGGATAAGCTCGGAGCATACAGCGCATTCCTTTCCCGCAGCCGTATGAATGACATACATTTTCATTGCTTCATCTCCTCCTGCTTCTCCGCCAGATATCGCATCAGCTCACCGTACAGCTTGGGATCGTCCTGCGACAGAGCATTAAATACCGTAGTCTTTAAAATCATCAAGGGTATATCCGTCAGAAATACGAGCTCTGATATGGCTAAGCCTGGTTTTGCTTTTTTCAAACTTATCCAGAAGCACGCTGGGAAGTTTCCCACCGCATATGTTATTGTATAAGACGGCGATATCTTTATATGGAATGTTTTTCTCTGCGTTTCTTTTTTTTAAGATAGCCTCGCCAAGCTCCGCCGCAGACCGCAGCACCTCTCTGATGAGCACACGTTCTTCGGTGTATGTGCTGTAATCCGCTTCGGATAATCGCCTTGCTTCCTGAGCAAAGTCCTCCATGTTCATTCGCTGTCACCCCCGATAAGCAGCTGATTGCCAATGCTCATAAGCAGATCGTAAAACGGTTCATATTCACCCTTATTTCCGTACCCAAAATACACCGAATATGTCCTTGGTTCGTTAAGATTATGACCCTGATATTCAAGGTATTTTTTGGCGTTTTCGAGGATAAAAAAGTACGCCTTTGTTTCATAATCAATGATCACGGAGCATTTCTCAATGTGCGGCGTGACACCGTATGCTTTAAAATAGTCCTCTTCGTCAAATATAACTTTATCATTAACGCCTTCTACAAATGCTGTTTCATAATCCAGTATTTCTGAGGGATCATCATATTCGCCGTATTCCAGCACCACCGATCTGGCATCGGTAAATGATGCTAATTCATCGTCATCGGTGTTTATGTAAATATCATAATCGCCGTTTCCGCCGCCGTCATAGATGTATCTCGGCACCTTGCTTTGTACAAGATGCAAAGGCTTGTTCGTGCAAACGTTATCCCTTGCACCTGCGTACTGATTTCTTGCAAACTGCTTTAAAAAAGCCGCCTGCTCTGCGGTTACCTCTATTTCAAGCTTCATAAACGCATCTCCTCTTATTCCGTAAAAATTTGATTTTCCTGCAAAAAAGGCAGGTAAAAAGCCTGTTTTGCCTGCCTTATAACGCTGATAAAACGGCGTTTTTATACGCCGCAACCGTGATCTTCGGAGGTATTACCACTATCGTCCTTCTCAAAAACAGTCCCGGCGTTTTTATGCGCCGTAACAGTGACCTTCGGAGTTTTTTCGGCGACTACTGCTCCGTCAATATCCGTCATAACACTGTCAATAGCCGCCTCATTAGTAACGCCGTTAAGCGCCATAAGCTTGGAAAACAGCTCCCAGTCTCTGATCTCACGGAGCATATACGCATAATCCTGAGCGTCCTCCTCGGATAATCCGCCGATGTTGACGAGATTTTTAACATCGGTCTCAAATTTTGCCCCCTTAAGTTTTTTCTGCAGCGATTTTTTAGCCTTATCGTCACAGGGCAGCTTGTCGATCGCCCCCGCAAAGGTCATATCCCGAAACAGCTCCCTGTTGTATACCGCCGCAAGCATACGCTTCGCAGGTTCCGAAAGCTTGTATGTAATTTCCTCTTTCACGAGATCGGAATAGCCTTTCCGGAAGATCTCACGGAGCAGGGAAGGCATTGTAAGCTTAACACTGTCAGCCATAGTGACCGCAGCTTCTCCGGAGCTTCCGGTGTATTTCACCGTCTTAAGCTTTGTGTCCTCGGCATCGGTTTCAAACGCCTTCAGCAACTCTGCTTCGAGGAGTTCCTTTTTGTTTTTGTGTTGTTGATTACGGGATATGAAGATTGACTTTTTTGCTGTCATGTAGTATAATTATTTCAAACCTGCGCATAATGGGATTTGGAGCAGATTGCAAACCTGCGTATTCAGGAATCTGCAAGCAATCTAAAACCTGCGTATTATGGAAATGGAGCATTATCATGATACTGAAACGTAAAATGTACGATAAGCTGCTGACACTGAAAAAAGAGCTGAACGGCAAAAAAGCCTTTCTTATCGAGGGAGCAAGACGTATCGGCAAATCGACGATATGCGAGGAGTTCGGCAGAAATGAGTATAAAAGCTATATCCTGATCGACTTCGCCAAATGTCCTGGCGATGTCAAAGACTATTTCGTGAAACACATGAATGATCTTGATACGTTCTTCATGCTGCTTTCCACATACTACGGTGTCAAGCTGTACGAACGTAACTCGCTTATCATTTTTGATGAGGTACAGATGTATCCGAAAGCAAGAGAGTGTATCAAATATTTCGTTGCTGACGGCAGATACGATTATATCGAAACAGGCTCTCTTATTTCAATAAAAGAGAATGTCAAGGATATCATTATACCATCGGAAGAACGTCACCTCAGTATGTATCCCCTTGATTTTGATGAATTCTGCACGGCTTTGGGCGAGGAACAGATCATCGGATATATCCGGAAATGCTTTGCCGACAGAGTTCCCCTTGAAAACGAGCTGCATCATAAAGCGATGCTCCTGTTCAAGCAGTATATGCTTGTGGGCGGTATGCCGCAAAGTGTTATCGCTTTCCTTGAAAGCAAGAAGGACTTCGATAAAGCAGATACAGAAAAGCGTGATATCCTTGCTCTTTACCGCAGTGATATTATGAAAATAGATACAAAATACAGGAGCAAAGTCCTCACTATATTCGACCAGATACCCGGTCTGCTTTCCCAACATGAAAAACGTGTCGTATTCAGCGATGTTTCCGCAGGAAGCAAGGCTGATCAGTATGAGGAAACTTTCTTCTGGCTTTCCGATTCGATGATATCAAACGAGTGTTTCCTGTGCAATGATCCTAATATCGGACTTTCGATCAATGAAAACAGGGCTTATGTAAAATGTTACCTTGGTGATACCGGACTGCTCGTCAGCCACGCCTTTGATGAGAACGAACTGCTTGAAGATAAGGTCTATAAGCAAATACTTGGAGACAGGCTGAATATGAACGAGGGTATGCTCTATGAAAATGCCATCGCTCAGATGCTGACGGCGAACGGACATAAGCTGTATTTCTATACGCAGTACAACAGCGAGAAACACCGCAATGATATCGAAATAGACTTTCTGATATCCAATAACAGCAAGCTTAAATATAAAATGTTCCCGATAGAGGTCAAGTCAGGCAAGAAGTATTCTGTCGAATCGCTCAAACGCTTCAAGGAGAAATACAAAGCAAGAATAGGCGAATGCTATGTGATCCACCCACGAAACCTCAGCTTCAAAGATGATATCATCTGCATACCGCCTTACATGACAATTTGCTTATAATAAAAATACCGCCGTTCATTCCTGAATTATCCCCCGTCAAGTAGACGGCTAAAAAAATATTTAGAATTTAGTCCATTAGACCTTTTTAGTGTCTCATTTACTCCATTGGAGTTGGCTGGATGCTTAAGTCAATTTTAGCACTTGGCTTATTTATGGGTAAAGACGGGGATGGGATTGACAGGTACGTATGGTCAGAATTTTGGCGTTTATTGCGTTTACACGGTTTATTTTTCAAACCCACAGAATCCATAAAATAAGGCGTACACCCTACCTTTTTCACGGTTGATGTACGCCTTATTTTGATTTATGGAGAATTATTCTGCTTTCGTCTTGACTGTCACAATATCAGACTTTGTCATTATAGTCCACTTGCCGTCAACGTAAGCACTGACAATGTAGCTGTACTCGGTATCGGGCGAGAGCTTGCTTATCTTCACGGAAGTACTCTTTACCTCCGCAAGCTTCACAGCCTTTCCGTTCACATACTTGTAAATTGCATACTTTTTCGCATCGGGAACTACTTCCCATTTGAGTGTAATATCGGTCTTTGCCGCTGTCGGCTTTGGTATAGGCTTGTAATAAACCTTAACCGAAACATTACCCGAATATGATATGGGTGAGAGTATACTGCCTATGGTGTAACGGACAAGATACTTGTAGATTTCACCGTTCTTCATCTTCTTAAATGTTACCGAAGTATCGGTTGTGGTCTTTACCTTGACATACTTGCCGTCCTTGTACTGATAAACATAGTATTTTCCGGCTTTCTTTACCTCGTTCCAGCTGAGTGTTACCGTGCTCTCGTCCGCTTCTGCCTTGACGCTCAGCTTTTCGTTGAATACGCTCGGTATTGAAATTACAGGATATGCGGTGTATGTGGGATAGCTCGGATATGTTGGATAGTAATTACTTCCCGTTGCAGGAATGGTTTCTGTTCTGAGAACACAGCCACATACGGAGCAGGAATATACTCTTACGCCAGTTGTTGTGGCTGTAGGTTGAATGGTAACTACACCACTATTGGAAATGTGCTGTGAAATGTCTATTTTTTCACCGCATTCGGAACAAACCTTCCAATGATTTTGGCTATCAAAACAATACTTATCATTTACAATATGATTTGTTTCTGGATTGCTAACCAAAGGATTTTCATCGTGATCTCCTACAAACTCTATATCCATAAAACTATTTATATATCCATCAAGAGCTCCGCCATATGCTCCTATTTTACCTATATCATATTTCAATTTTCCCCAATCATTTTCTTCATTAGAATATGTAAGTCCTTCTTCACTCCATACACGATTATATTTCGTACCATAATTATACACTCCAAAATAATTGTATTCATAACTCATGATACTTAAATAATCTTCTCTTTTACGTTTATAATTATTTGGTCTACCTTTTTCCTTTGCTCCTCCATGACCTAATCCTAAGGTATGACCAAGTTCATGCATAATACATTGTACTGTTGCATATTGTAATCTTCCATCTTTGCTATAATCATCTCTTGTTTTTAACAAATCTCTATTTAATGATTCAAGAGCAATATAGAAATATTGTCCGACTGTATAGCCTGCATAACTTGGATTGCTTTCAATTGAATCACCTAAAATACAATATCTAAATACTACTGTTCTAACCGGTGAGTCATTGAAATTTATTTTAATTAGTTTTTTCCACATATCATCCATATTTAAAAAATGATTTGAAGGATTAAACAGATCCCCTGATAGTGAAACAGATACATTTCCGCTAATACTATTGGATCTTGAATTATACCCCCATTTTTCACCGGTTACAAAATCTATAGAATTAATTCCTCTGTCTATATGCAAATTAATATTATTCTTTTTGAATTGGTTATATACCATTCTAAACTCATTTTCATATTCGCTTAAATCAATGCCGCTTTTATAGTCAATTTCCACAAAGACATCTGGAATGTTGGGATCAGCCCCCATTGCAGGCAAATCAAGAAATTCGCCGTTATAAGTTATTCCATACATTTCCCAAACATCAGGAAGTCCGTCGCCATCGGTGTCGGTTTCATCATATTCTTCTGATATATCAATCGCATTGGAATTATTTACTGAAACACCAACCTTAGTTTCAAATGTTTTATATAATACATTATCTACATATACTTCCGCCTTTAAAGTAATTGTCGGATATGTATATTTTTGAGGATAAAGAGTAACCATTCCGCTGCAATCTTCGGTATTTAGCCTTAACTGTGCAAAATCCTTAGAAAATGCTGTTTGATTTCCTGATTTATCAAAACTAAAGCCCATAGGAGCTATAAGCTTTATTGTAATGTTAGAAAGAATCACATCGTTGCCATACTTGTTTTCATCGGTATCAATTAAGGTTGCTCCATAAAAATATTTTATTTCTTTTGATGTCGGATTAAATTTTCCATTTTCATAATTGTATTTTATTATTTCTCCATTATTAAATTCAAACTTTAAGTATTGTGTATAGTCTTCACCAGGGGCAGGTTCTTCGCTGCTGTCCAATGCAACGAAAGGTATTTCATTTTCATTCGCATATGTTTCGGCAACAGTGCTCTTATATCCGTATATGGTAAGTGAGTCATCGCCAATGAAAGCATAATTGCCAATAGATGTTACGCTTGCAGGAATTGTTGCTTTTGTAAGCGATGTGCATAATCTAAATGCACTTTGACCAATTGAGGTAACACCATCGGGAATATTAATTTCCATAATACTGCTGCATGAATCAAATGCCCAACCGTCAAGTGTTTTTAGTGTGCTCGGCAAATTGACTGTTTTAAGTTTTGAACAATATATAAATGCAGCTTCGCCTATAGATGTTACACCCTCAGGAATAATAACTTTCTCTAAACCAGAGCAGCTCATAAATGTTTGCCTGCTAATTGTTGACACTTTGCTTGATAACTTAACAGATTTTAGACTGGAACAGGATTCAAACACTTGATCGCCCATTGTATTAACTGAGTCTGGAATAATCATATCCGTAATATTTTCACAATCTGAAAATGCACCCATACCTATTGATGTTACACTATCTGGAATTGTAATATTGCCAAGTTCCCAGCATTTATAAAATGAACATTCACCGATTTTAGAAATACTGTTTGGGAGTGTAATATTGGAAAGACTTCTGCAATTTGAAAAAGCATAATCATCTATCACAGTAACACCAAAAGGAATATTTATATTCTTAAGAGCAAAACAATTTGTAAATGCGTGGTCACCTATCGATGTAACGCTATTAGGAATACTTATGCTTGTAATTATCTCACATTGATAAAATGCACTATTGCCTATTGATGTAACTGTGTCAGGAATGGTAACATTTGTAAGTTCATACAAATGATAAAATAAACTATTGCTAATTGATGTTACACCGCTTTTAATTATAACTTGTTTGATTTTTGCACGATAATCATAAAATGGCTGTCCGCTTTCTTCGTACATATTTCCTGTACCAGAAATAGTGAGTGTACCGTTTTCATCAAGCTCCCAATAAACATTATCACCGCACTGTCCGCTTTCAGTAATGTCTACAGCAGATACTGTCAGATATATTTCTGACAAATACTCTTCAGGCAACAAAGCAAAAGTCCCCATTGCCATAGTGGTTGCCGTTACAAAAGCCGCCACCTTTTTTAAAATTTTGGATTTCATACAATCCTCTCCTTTTTTATTTTTTCAGTTTCTCAATACACCTGTCGATCTCCTCAACAGCCATATTATCATCTAAAGTCTGATCTGTCTCATCAAGTTTTTCTATAAACCCGCTGACAGCCGAGCATACGCTTTTCTCTGAAAGAATACAGCAGAATTTCTTTTCCTCCATAAGGCAGGAAATAATGCAGGTCTGATCTGTAAGAGTTATTATCTGAATAAATTCCGGAATCCTGAGCTTGTCATCATTTATCATTTTAAAATGTTTGCCCATATCCTTTTTCAAACAATTCAGAATGCATATACGTTCATCTTCCGAAAGCGGTGTAAGCATCTGACCGGGCATATTTACGGTTGCACCGGTTTGAGCAAAAAATTCAAGTCCTTTTTTCGTAAAACAGCACATCGACTCCTGCTCTGCCGTTGCAGCAAGCTGTTCCGGCGTAAAAAATGAATCCTTCAGTTTACCGAGTATGTATTCCTTTTCGGGAATATCCGCAAGGTGCCTGCTTACAATATCCCATGTAAAAAATTTTGTGATACATGGCTGGAATTCTATTGATTTGCTGAATTTTCTTGTGTTCTGTGCAAATATGTCAAACATTCTTCGGTTGTCAACAACCTCTATCGCCTGCTCTGAACAGTTTCCGAGTTTATGGATATGTTCGGCAGAAGCAGCCATAACATCTTTATCATCAAGTATTACAGCCGAATCAAAATTCTTCGTCAGCATTATTACATATTCCGATGTCAGCAATGAGTATGGGTAGATCGGCAAAATATCATCAACAGCATCCTTATGAATATAATAAACATACGAATGATAAGCAAGCCCCGTATTCATCGACATTCTCAGCATATTTTCAAGCAATTCAATGTTGTCCGAACTGCCGGCATCCGATTTATATATCCGCATATAATGTTCAAAAACAGCGTCTTTTCCCGTACAGCCTATCATCTGAATTACAAGATCATACAGCAGCTTATTTTCAAATGGGATCGTTGAAGCAACAAATGGCTTATCTTTTTGCCATTCCAAAGAAATAAGCTGTATTATCGCATTATTTACATTAAGCAGACCGTTTACTGTGCCTGAAAGATCGTGATTCGGCATATTGTAATTTATTGAAGCCCCAGATGTGCTGATGTAATACTGTGGGAGCTTCTCAATAATCCTTTTTATATGCTTCTGCTCATTATAAAGCTTTTCACCGATTTTTTCTTTAAAATACAGTTCTGTCAATTCGGCTTTTTGCTGCGGCGTTATCAGGAAAACAGCGCAAAGCCGTTCAAAGAAATCACGCGTCGGAAGCATTTTTCCTGACATGACCTGATGTATGGCAGTTCTGCCAAGACCTGTTATCTGTGATATTCTATAAACAGTATATCCGCTTGACTCAATATATTTGCTGATACATTTGCTGAATTCCGTAGAGTAATTTACTGTTACTTTTTGTGGCATAGATTTCCCTCCGGTATTATTATGTGATATTTTGTCGTAATTGTCAATGTGTAAGTAAAAATGTGAGTGAATAAAATTATCATATATGAACTATTTATATATAGTATTGTTAAAATTGTACAACTAGTAATACACTTAAATAATACTATTTTATACACCTTTTATTACATTATAAAATCGCTATATTCATACTATAATAAAAGTAAATATTTTAAAGGAGCATACAGTATGAAAGTAGGCGCACGTTTAAAAAAATACCGTCTTGCAAAAGGTTATACAATATATAAGCTGTCAAAAGAAACAGATATTTCACAAAACCATATCAGTGCAATTGAAAACGACAAACGTCAGCCAACTATTGATACTTTGGAAAGGCTTATAGCTCCTATGGGAATATCTCTTGCCGAGCTTTTCAATATAAATGAAAGCGTTTCGATTCTTACTGAAAATGAACGGCGTTTAGTAGAGAATTACCGTTCCATGCCCGATGAAAGTGCAAAACTGCTGCTGGGACTCAGTGATGTTTTATCAAAATAACCGATTTTTATTGTTTTTGCTGTATTTGTATGATACAATTTAATAAAGCTATGCACATAAGTGGTGAATCCGAATGAATAATATATCAGTTTCAGAAGACAATAGTTTTATGATAAATTACACAAGATCCGATGATCTCCTTGGTGATATGCAGAATATCATTGATTTGTCACAAAAAGCAGCATATCGCGCTGTAAATACAGCACTTGTCCAAAGGAATTGGCTTGCGAATTTCGGAAGAAATACTTGGCGGTGAGAGCCGTGCCGAGTATGGTGCCGAGATAGTCAAGAAACTATCCAAATTCCTTACAGGAAGGTATGGAAAGGGATTTACGAAATCCAATCTGTTGAAATCTCAGAATAAGCCTGCTGTGGAACAGGAATTGCAGCAGCTTACAAATAACAGCACAGGAAACGACTATATTTATCACATAACATTGAGATTTGCAAATGAGGATAATACTTACCAAGTCACACTAAAAACAACACAAAAAAGGGCAGCCATACAGCTGCCCCCGGAATATGCTGATAAGACAGCGTTATTCAGCCGTCCTATACTTATATTTATCCTCTTCGGTCATCTCACGCATAACACGGCAGGAATTACCGACTGCTTCTCAATTCCGCAATTCACTCGGATAGCTATATGCAGTCTTTTTGTCCGGAATTTTTTCAGCCGCATATGCTTTCGAAAACGCCGCTTCATTTCCCATTGATCTTTCGTCGTTTCATAATGTTGGAAAGTCTTACAGTTGACAAATATATGCCAAGCCTGACCGACTGCATGAGAATGAAACGAAGAATAAGTAATTTGCAGGAAGCGGTTTCTTTATGGACGCACTTCTTTTTTATTCTATTTTATTGTGAACTTTGAATAAATCTCATTTAGGATTTTTGTACAAAAGGAATCTTGACTTTTCACAAATCACCAGCTATAATAAATTCGTAGCAAAGTTCATTGAATGGACTCAGCTATGAATTTATAAAAAGGATGGTTAGGATTATGGATAACAATGTTTTAAAAGAATTACTTGAAATTAAAGCCAAGGTTGATGCACTTATAATGATGCTTCAAACTCCAAACTCATCAATAACCGCTGTTATTGAAGAAGTCCGAAAAATTGCTGTACTAGAGGAAATATATCGTTTAGGCGGAAGTGCCTCCCCCGAACAAATTTCATCTATTGCAAAAAAATACGGAAAATCTCCGAGTTCTACAGCCGGATATTATTCGGGAAACACACCATCTCTTGAATCATATTCTCAGCCAAACCAAAAAGAATTAAGAAGATTAACTCCACACGGCAATTCTATTGTTTTAAAATATCGTGAGAAATGGGGTATAAATTGGATCGAAAGAATTCCGTTAGAGATCGTTGGAAATAATAATACCAAAACTGTTGAGATCGCTTTTTAGGAAACGTAAAAAAAGTTTTGAAGCAGCAGAAACATATTGCAAAGCCTTCACAGCGATTTCTTCCCCATAAACCAATGTTTTATCACGATCACTCATCAAGCAGATCCATAGCCTTCTTCAGCCTGTCCAGACCGTCCGACAGCCTTGCTCTCGGGCAGGCGATGTTCATTCTGAGAAAGCCTTCGCCGTTTCCGAATATCTCACCTGCCGACAGTATCAGACCCGTTTCTCTGCGGATATACTCCGCAAGACCGCCCGCAATTTCGCCGACAGCCGTGCAGTCGAGCCACAGAAGATATGTCGCCTCGGACGGCGTGACCTTTATCTGCGGAAGCTTATCCGCAATATATTTCTCGGCAAAACGCTTATTATCATAAATATATTTCCGCAGCTCATCAAGCCATTCGCCGCCGTGTTCAAACGCCGCAGCTGCCGCCTGAACGGCAAAGACATTCGGCTCTGCGACCTCGTCGGTATTTAGCGCACGCCACACCTTATGCCTGAGCCTTGCATTCGGCACAACGGCGGCGGCAGTCTGTATGCCTGCGATATTGAAGGCTTTTGTCGGGGATATGCAGACGATGCAGTTATCCCTGCACTTTTCCGAAGCGGACGCAAACGGAACATACTCACAGTCGGGATCGGTAATGTCACAGTGTATCTCATCGGATATCACAGTTACACCGTTGTCATAGGCAAGCTCGCCTATTTTCGCAAGCGTGTCCCTGTCCCATATCTTTCCGATGGGATTATGCGGATCACAAAGCAGCATAAGCGTCGTCTGCGGATCGGCAAGCGCCTTTTCAAGCCTTTCAAAATTTATCACATAATTCCCGCCGATATTGTCGAGCGGGAATTCCTGTATATTCCTGCCGTTATTCCTGATGCAGTTGTAAAATATATTATACACGGGCGTCATTATCAGCACATTTTCGCCTGCCGTTGTCAGCTTTCGCACGCAGCTTGAAATTATCGGGATAACGCCCGTGCTGAATATGAATTCGCTTCTCTTATATTCAATATGATGCCTGTCTCTCCACCAGCTTATATATGCATCATACCATTCGTCGGGGATCACGGAATATCCGAATATCCCATGCTCGGCACGCTTTATCAGAGCTTCTGTCACCTCGGGCGCTGTACGGAAATCCATATCGGCGACCCACATAGGCAGCTCGCCCTCCGCAATATCCCATTTATACGAATTTGTTCCGCTCCTGTCAATTATCTCATCGAAATCGTACTTCATTATCGCACCGCACCTCCGCTCGTATTTTTTATAGTGATCCTTGTGTTATCGACATTCACCCTGTCCTTTTCCATGATAATATCATTTATGCCGTCAGCGCTGATCGTTCCTCCGAGCGGATTTTTGATGCTGTCCACCGTGCCGATGATATCCGCATTCACAGTCGAATATTCAAAAGCAAGCGTTGTGTCTGTGAGCCGACAGTTTACCAAGGTCAGATCCTCACAGTAGCATAATCCCTGAAGGCTTTCTATTTGACAGTTTATAAGCGTAAGCCGCTTCGAGTTCCAGCCGAGATATTCGCCTGTGATAATGCAGTTTTCTGCGGTTATGTTCTCACTGTTCCAGAAAGCGTCCTTGCTCATAAGGCGTGAATTTTCAATGCGGATATTTTTCGCTCCGTCAAAGCAGTAGTTGCCGTCAAGATCGAGACTGTCTATCTCCATATTCTCACAGTTCATCGCAAGATAATCGCCCTTTGCGGTGATGTTCTTCATTTTTACGTTTCGGCACTGCCACAGCGTTTCCGCAGCATTTGTGAAATCAACATTTTCGAGAATAACTCCGTCACATCGGCGGAAACCCTTGGGCGCAATATATTTCGTATCTGAAACAGTGATGCCGTTTGTGTACCATATCCCCGCCCTGCCCATCTCATGGAACGTGCAGTCGGAAACAGAAATATTTTCACTGTACCAGAGCGGATATTTCCATTTGAATTCCGTATTTTTCAGCATAATGTTCCTGCTGTGCTTCAGCGGCGATTCACCGTCCTCAAAGGTACAGCCGCTTATAGTTTTATCATGCGACATAAACAAAGCTCTTTCGCCTGTAAATGTCTTATCGGTAAGAATATCGGTCATTATACTTTCTTCCTTTGCATTGTGATTCTATTTTATTATACCACCATTGTCTTGCGATTACAAATACATATATGGAATACTAAAGCTGACTTTACGGTTACTTTTTGGCATAGCCCGACAAAGCAAAATCAGACAGCCGTTCTCAGCTGTCTGACAGATATGTTATAC